TTCTGCTCTGCTCAAATAACTATACATCCTCTTAATGGTTTCAACACTTATGGCCTCTCCATTGGCCAATTGCCTGGCTCTCACTTTGCCTGTTTGTGTTGCACATTTATTACCATTCTTCTCATTTAACTCTATCCCCTTTTTAGCATTGTTTCTAACATCATCCCCATAATCAGAAAATGAATCTGCAAATCCATTGGATGCAAATTGGTTTACTCTGGATATCTCACCATCCTTTTTGATTACCAATTGCTGTAACCACATATGCCGACATGATGGCCTGTGCCTACCATCTGGCAATGTAAACCATCCTCCTCTCCTTTCCCATACACTATATCCCACCAATGTTGAAATAGCATCAATATCCTTTCTGCTGTACAATTTGGTTTCAGCCAGATCCATCATTACCTGGCAAAACTTTCTGGATCTATCATATCCATCCTCTTCTGATAAATTTCTGTATTCTGGCCTCCATGCATATTTGTACATGGTATATACCATTGGCTCCTCTGCTTCTTTGCTTTTATCTCCTATGGCCTCCTTAATGGGATATTTATTATTATCCAATAGGTATTGTATTCTCTCCTTTAATTTGGCAATGGGTATATCCAGATCTTTGGCCATCTCCCTGGTTGTGGCCTCTGGATTCTTCTTCCTGTACTTAATGATCTGCTCATCCCATTTTTTCTCTTCTTCTGATAATTCAGAAAAATGGAATGATCTAAATTCCCTTTCTGATTCTTCTAAATCCTCATAGCATAATTCAATAGGCCTTTCATTCAATACTTCACATTCAGTTACATTATGGCCATGGTATTTACCTATTTGCCTTAATAACTCAAAATCATCATCATCATCATCTGTGCTAAATTGCTGCTCTTTGATGCCCAATAATCCATCTATCTGAACATCATTCAATCCATACCCAGATCCAATAATTAATCTGGCTTGATCATCACTAATTTTCCCCTGGCTGTGATGCCTTATGATCCTCATTAAATTCTGGTATTGCCTACCAGATAATCCCCTAATTGCTTCATTAACTTGTGCTGCTGCCACATTAATCTCCTCTTCATTCTGTGCATTATTGGTATCAATATTTTTGGGCTGCAATGCTGCCAATGATCTGATCTCATTAATATCCATTGATTCCAATACCTTATTAGCAATCAATGGTGATAATGTATTGATGGCATTTAATGTTTCTTCATTGGCTGTTTTCTTGATGATTTTTGGCAATCCCAATTTATCCCTTAATTCTTCTGTGGTCATGATCTGGGATAAAATGGTTTCTGTAAATGCCTGGTTTATTGGCTGTGCATCAACTAATTGCATATCATTAATATCATTAAATGATGCCAGGTAATTAAAACATGATTCCAATATGATTTGCCTGGAATGGATGTATGTATTTTTAAACAATTCATAGGCATCTAACATTTCAGATCTCCCTCCCAATTGTGATTCTACCCTAATTCCAAATAACATTGGTGATACCACATTATGCGCCACAAATATCTCCTGTTGAATCTGCTTATTAAGCAAATCAAATTGCTTATCCAAATCAGATGGTGTTAATGCCTGTACAGATGGTGCATTTTCTTTGCTATTGCTGAATGATAATACAAATCTACCAGCATTCTTTGCTCCACTAAATTTATTTCTCAATTGCCTTTCTATCTCATATTTCTCTTCTTCTGTGGGGATCCCATCATTAAAATTAATCATCATCCCTCCCCAGAATTGATTTCTAATATTGTTGATGTGAAATTTGGCAATCTCTGCATCACATTCAATATATGGTATTGCTGCTTCATACCCTGGTAATGGATATGTTTTTACCCCTGGTGTATAAATCCTATGATAATATAACTGCTTCCCAATTCTATTGGATGGATTGAATTTTGGGATTTTTTCCATCTTTCCACTACTCATGGATAATCTGATCATTCTTTCATCATACCAATCTGCAATCTGGTAAAAATCCCCATCTATGGTTTGCCTTATCTTTTCAAATGGCACATGTTCAATAAAACTAATGGTGCCATCCTTTGCCCAGGTAACAGCCAATCCAAATCCATTATAGATCTCCATATCTAAAATGGCCTTTTGCGTTACATCTGATAGATCATCATATGTATTTGGATTGATCAGAAATTGATCTAATTTGGCCTTGGCTAATAAAGATTTATTGCCTTTTAACTCCCATCCATTTCCATAGATGTATTGGCATTTGGCATTTATAATAGCCATGTGTTTGGCTGATTTTTTATACAAATTGAGAATCACATATGGGTATTCATTATTCAATCCGTATAAAATGATATTGCCATTCTTTGCCTCCTGTAAAACAGGATATGTATAATCTTCTGATGGTATTAATGAAAATGCCAATTTAGTTTTATCCATTATTGTATGTAATTTGTATTGCCTGTATATTCAAATACTGCTGCTTCTGTTGATTCTACAATAGCCTGGCCATTCTCTACCAATGCTAAAAATTGCCTGGCTCTGGATGCTGCTGTACCTGTTGTATTAATGTAATCTGTATAATATAATCCTGTTTCTAATTGTGGGCATCCTGTTAAAAAACTGCTCCCAGATGCAACTGCATTATCCATGGCCATTAAATAGGATATTGGTGTTCCACCAGTGATTGTTGCTCCTGTTAATATCTTTACTGCTACTCTATACCATCCATTTGGCCATGTTTCCACAACTGCTGTACATTGTACGGATGTTCCTAATGTTACTCCACTTGATCTGATATTAATTGGTTGCCTAAATGATGTATTTCCCCATTGGCCACCATTATTAAATTCCATAGATGTAGTAAAATCTGTACCATTCCATTTAAAAAATCTGCTTAATACATAATTGGTATTTGGTAATAATGCATTTGCTGAACATTGTTGATTTGCATAATAATTAGATCCAGACAATGATTTAGTAATCAATGTACCAGATATACCAGCAATTGGTGTATTTGAATTATTTGCTGTGGTTACTCCTGTTTGTGATGAAAATGATGTACCATTAGGCACCAAATTTGTTGCTCCTGGATTAACTTGATAGGCCTTATATTCATAATGGCCTCCTGGTACATTACCTAATGTGATTGCCCATTTGTTGAATCTGCTTCTGTATAAACTCTGATCATTCTGGTAATTTAAAACAGATTCATTAAAATTATATGTTGTTAATGTGGCTATATTTTGCAGATACATATCATAAAATGGATATGCATTTACTGCTCTTTCATCCCAGGTTGCTATTAAATTATTACTTTGATTTGCTTTAAAATACTGCATATTGATATCATCTATTTTGAAATATCATTTTTTATCCTTTTATACAATTCATATCTCCTTTTACTTATTTCTTCTGCGTTAAATCTCTTCTTAATCTTTGCCTCCAAATTGGCTGCCATTTCCCTGGTTTTATCTGGATCTAATATCATCTTCCTTATGTATTTATACCAATCACCAGGCCTGTTATTCTTCACCAAATACCCATCTACTCCATGATCTATTTGATCTGCATACATGGGTATATCTGTTGCAATTATTGTTTTACCCATATATGCTGCTTCTACTATTTTCAATTCACTTTTTAATGCATTGAATTTATTTACTTTCAATGGTGCCAATGCCACATCAACAAAATTATATCCACCAACATATGAATATATATCTGCACCAGCAATCCTACCATAATTATCATTTTCCCCTTTGCCAGAAAATATTTGCTCATATTGTAATCCAATGGCATGTTTTTCATGCCATCCAGCACAATACAATGTGTATTTACCATTCAATGATTTATCATGGGCTAATCTTTCAAATCCTATCTCTACATGCTGCAAATCCTGTAAATGCTGGGATGCACCAAAATATCCAAATCTAATTTTATCAGATGGTGTTGGATTTGGTTTAAACTGATCATATAGTAATGATGGGCAATTTTCCAGGATGGTTACATCCTTATTGATCTTTCTAATTTCATTGGCTAAATACTTTGTGGTTGTAATCATGGCATCTGCTATTTTCATATGTTCAATGATTACCGCACTCATGTTTTTTTTATGGTATTCTTCATAGAATGCATGGCCTGGCTCTATTGCCCAATAATCATCCATATCCAGGATGATTTTGGCACCATAGGTTTTTAATACATCTGCAACAGGTTTAACTGCTGGTATAATGTTTGCCCATGTTCTGTTAATGATGAAAATATCTATGATCCTCAATTCATCATGCGTCATCTCCTCTAATTTATCCACAGAAAAAAATTGGATCTCATCCCCATAGATCTCATGCATTTTTGAATGTGGCATCTCCAATCTGTAATAACTACATCCTGTCGGATGTGCATTATATAATAGGCAAATATTCATGCTGCAAATATTGCAAAAAAAAATGCTGGTGTTTCCACCAGCATCCTTTCACTAAACCAACATGCAAATATAATCTATCCTCCAATAATTTGGCCAGATGCAAAATTAATTGTGCCACTCCATTCAAACATTGGTTCCTCTTCCATCCCAGAAAAAGTTACATCATAACCATTTCGATCTCCCATTGCTGCTCCTGTGCCATGGGTACCTGTTGTAACTTCTAATTGATTATTCAATCCTAAAAACCAATTGGTACCTGTTCTATCAGTTACAATGGCATATACTCTGCCTTGTGATAATAATCTCAATTCATTCCTTACTGCTGTTTTTAAACGATTCAGAATGATCTGCAATGTAACAGCATAGAAAATGGTTCCATTCTCCTGGGATCCTGTCATGGTTTCTGTAAACTGCGCTCCCTGTTTTGGCATATCGTATTTATACCATCCAGAAACCAATGCACCAGAAAATGCTACACCTGTTACAATACCACTTGATCTGTTACCAGCATTATATGAAATGCCTGTAATTGTTGATGCTTCTGCAAAATAAATGGTCTTTACACCACCTATTGATTCCCTACATCCTAATCTATATCCTGTTGTTAATGCACATGGCATATCTTTCTAATTTAGATGGTTAAACAATATTTTACTTAATCTTTGGCAAAACAGCGTTATTACCTTTTACAATGGTAATATTTGATGGATATGCATAATTGATTCCATATTTAAATGCTGCCTGGAATCGTACATCATCATTATCATAGGATGCCCAGATTCTAAATTGATCCTCATCTGATAATAAATCTGTTCCATAAAACAATTCCCTGGCTGAACATACAAATATCCGCTGTGTAAAATTCATGCCATGTACTGCCACTACCCTCATGTTTGTTCCAGGATACCACAATTCACCTACTCCCATCAATCCACTTTGGCCTCCCAAATCTCCCCTACCAGCATACAAATTTGTATATCCTCCCTGTACTACCAATGCTGCCACCAGGATTCTAAATAGATCCCATCCACAAAATGCTGTAACATCATCCCTATTTAAAATGTTGATGTTGGTATTTTGATAGGCCACATCAAATCCAGATATAATATTTGTGGCATTCAAAACACCACCAATGGTTAGATCTGTTGTACCAGCAGATGTTGTTTCTGCATAATTCAATAATCCAGATGTACGCAACAAATTTAATTGAGATGATACAGGATTACCTGTGGTTGTCCATTGTCCAGAAATAGATGCTCCTGTTGATCCTACCCCTTGCCACAATGCCACTTCAATATTTGCTGCAATCCTTGCTGCTTTTTGGGCTGCAAATTGTTCCTCAAATGGTACAGAATCATTTTCATAATTGGCACCTTGTGCTAATTGTGTTGCTGTCCATTTGTTCTCCAATTCCCTTGGACATAATGTTTCCTGTACTTTGGCTGATCCCACATGCAATACCCTCTGGGTAAAATCTGTGGTGCCAGATGCTGTAAATCCGCATGATGTTCCATTTAGAAATTGGGCATCTGTATCCATTAGGTTTATGGCCTCCTGGAATTTTACCCCTACTCTCTTATTTGGCACCATTTGTTGCGTTTTCGCATTAAATACTGCTGCTGCTACCAATGGCAATCTGTTTTGCTCTGTGTAGTTTGCTAATGATGATACAATGAATCCCATTTTTTTTTAGTTTAATTATTTTAAGTTTTTAATGATTTGTGTTAATTCTTGAAATCTTTGGTTTTTATCAGCAATAATGGCATCTGTAAATGCATTCTTATTGCTGCTTGGTGCTGTTGGTGTTGCTGCTAATTTTAAAATAGATGCTTCAATGGATTTAAATTTACCATTAGCATTTTCATTCTGTTTGCTATAATCCCCTTTCATGGCTACCAACATATCATAGATGGCTGCCAATTTCTGCTCCATAGCATCTATTTTGGCCATCATTGGATCTGGCATTGTTTCCAGGTCATTCATAGCCATTGCAGATACATTTGGCGGTGTTTCAGCATCCTTTTCTGATGGTTCAGATACTATGGCCTCAATCTCTGTAATCAATCCATTTTCTGTCTTGATAATGGCCACATCTGGTATGGTATGTGTTCCATCTGGTGCTGGTATTACATTCTCCCCATCTACAACGAATACGGACGATCCTACGGCCATTTCTCCATCAATGCGGATGGTTGTACCATCTTCTAAAATATAATCGCTGAAATTCATTCTTTTGGCTATCTGGCTGAATGTGCTTTTTGCCTTTTGTGCATCCACCAGGTAACGCAGCGTTTCTGCTACCCTGGCTAATTGGCTTTTTGTACTCATGTTTCTTTTTGGTTAAATATCGGATTAATGAATAGTTTGCAAAAAATCATTTAAGGATTTCATAAAATCCTCCAATGCTGGTTCATCTATATCTTCATCCTGGGATTCATCTACCATTGGCTCCAAACCAAAATATCCCTCAATGCTGAATCCCTTAAATTCATTTCTGTTTTGCCAAACAGATTCATTTTCTATTTTGTAACTACCAAACCATGATCCATCTGGTATATCCTTAAATTCATTTGGTGCATTGATCCCTCTGGATTTATTGATGATGTATGATTCAAACATATAAACTCCCTCCACATCTGCTGAATGCTCAATGTTTACATTCCTTATGTTGTTTTGCTTAAAGAATCTCATAACCATTTTCTCAATGGTTTCTGGTGTAAAGATCACATAATACAATCCTCTATCCTTATCCTTTCTCTTGATTGGTGTATTGGCTAACATCAATGCACCTGTTAAAATTCTCTTCTGTGGATTTTCAGAAAACTTTATGGATTCTGCTTTGCTGAATGCCAGAAAATTCTGCTCTATGGCTGGGCTTTCAACCAGGCTAACAAATTGCACTCCCTCATCCGATTCATCAATTTTGATCAAAAATGTTGGTATTTTCATTTTTTGGGTATATTAATATATATATTATATAGTAATACTATAATATATATTCTTTTCTTTTATTCTTTTTCTTTTGGTTCTTTTCTTTTTCTTTTTTCTTTTCTTATGCTGCCTTTTACTGAATTAAATTACTTGCATATGCAACATTTCTGTAAAATATCAAAATCATTGCAATGTGGCAAATTGTGAAATGGTGTTCAATCTCCTGGATGTGGATCTAATATCATTCTCAACTACATATGCTCTTAATGGCTGTGGATTATTGCCATTCTGCCCACCACCAGATGGAATGATTGGCCTACCATTTGCATCTAATCTGGTCATGTTTGGATTGGTTGCCAATCCACCATTATTATTTGCTGATCCACCAGATGGTGATATGGCTCCCATTCCACCACCAGATGAATCTGATCCTCCACCACTGCCAGAAAATTGTTGCTTTTTAATTGCTGCTACCCTCCCCAATCCAGCAATAACGGCTGCCCCAGCAGCAATGGCTGCTCTAATCGGGCTGTCTGGTGTTAATTGCATTTGAGATGCATATGCTTTCTGTGCTGCTAAATATGTATCCATCAAAGTAATGGCAATATTGAATGCCTTGGTAACTTCAAATCTCTTCTTTTGCTGTGCTTCACTTGATTTACCAAATCCATCCATCATCTGGCTTAATCCTGTCAATGATTGGCTTAATACATCTGCGTAAAATTGCTGTGTTTGCAGATTCTTTTCCTTTTCCTGTTGCTTAATATCCACCATATCATTTGAGAAATTAATGGATGCTGTGGTTTCTTTTTGTCTATATTGCTCTGAAATTTCACTTAAAATATTGGCCTGGTCTTGCTCATTTGCTGCCTGGTATTCCTTACTCTCAATTGCTGCTGTTAATGCCTTTAATTTAGCATCTTTTAGATCCAATAATTCATTTTGATATGCTGCTGTTCTTTTCTCCCTGGCATCTTTAATTTCACTAACCAACAGATCCCTATTGGCTCTCTCTGATTCTTTCCGATCTTCATATGCCTTTAATCTTAAATCTAATATGGATTTCTGTAATGCTTTTTCTGCTTCCAATTCAGCATCACATTTTTCCTGTTGTGATTTTACTTCTGCATCATTAAATTCTTTGATTTTGGCTAATCTGGTTTTCCTT